AGAACCCGTCTACGTTCTCGCTAGACGCTGCTGTGAAGCCTATAGAAGCGTTTGTGGTGTTTCTAGTGCCAACTTGCACCGTTACGGTTCCACCCTCATAATACGGGTACACTCTGGTAATTATAGTGTGCTTGCCCTTTGATATAGGTGTTTCACCTGTAACAATGGTTGCATCCATAGGGTCGCCACTAAATGCGTAAATTTTATCATCATACGCACCGCCAAAGAAATACTGACCGCCCTTAAATAGCCTGTTGTCCACTGTCTGTGGCATGTTATCCACCAGCGTCTGGATGCTGCTCAGACCATCTACGGTATAGCCAGCACTAAAGAATGGTGCAAGCAAGTCAGCTTCTATGTTGGCAATAGACCAGCGGTTCAGCACATAGTTATAGATGAGTATCCTATCAGGCTGACCTGTTGGGCTGTTTACGGATGTATAAGACCACATTGCAACCTCACGCAACGGGTCAACAGATGCAGTCATACGCCCAGCATAATTACTGTCATGGTCTGACAGGAAAAAGTCATTCACCTTTTCAGACCCTATCGGATTAGACCTCTGACCGTCAAAAGCATAAAAGCCATCGTCTGAACAGTAAAAGACCATTGATCCGATATTACACACAGAACCTGAAAATGCACATCCCCGTTCAGATTCAACCTTATCGAACTGGAACACTAGCGGTAAGCCAGTATATGTTGCCCGATAAATAGCACGCTCCATCAGGATGGTGCAGTATTCTCCCCCCACTAGACCCATTACTTTGCCGGAGTCTGGAATATCTTGATGGTCACTTTGGTCTGTACCAGATGTCCAGCTGGTGGTGTCGCTAAAGCCTGACCACTTCACCCTAAAGGGAATACGCCCTGAACCCTCATCAATGTCTCCAGTCCACACAAAGTCTCGCACCACAGCAACATACTCAGCTTTTGGGGCATCTGTAGACAGGTCAGAAAAGGCGCTGTCTGTTCCTACCTCAAACTTCTGTATCTCCTCACCCAGACCACCAGCAGCTATAACGGTATTGCCAAACTGCACAAACCTCCACTTTTCGTCATTTGTAAGGTCATACGCAGGGCTTCCGGACTTGCTTACGTCATCCAGTGCGTTTGTTGATGTATTGTGCAGGTACAGCTTGCCAGCGTCACCAGCAAATAGCTTAGTATTATCTGAACTATCTTTAGCCGCATAAATACCTAATATCTTGCTGTCAGCCGCTTCTGAGTATTCCACAAAGCTATTCATAGAGCGATAACCCTGTGCTGCTGGTATGCAGTTCTCAGCCGTTACAACGGTGTTGTTTAAATCTGGCTGGTCTGGTAGCCACTCACCTAATGTAATCATTGTACTAACCAGCCCTCATTATCTGATGGTTGTATTGTCCAAAGCTCAGAACCTGTGACGGCATCTGTCCAAGTCTCTGTTCCTATTGCAGAATCTGTCCAATCTTCGCCCAGAACCTTAGCAATCACGTCAGTTGTTGCTTCAATACCCACAACGCTAGACACAACAAATGTGACTGAATTATCTGATGATGAAGTAACCTCAATATCTGCAGATGCTGCTGCAGCCAGAACGAAGTTGCCCACAGCTGTAGCGCTGATGCTTGTGTTTACTGTAGCCTCAGCCTGTCTTACCAGAGTACCATCACTGGTGACTGTAACAGCAATGTTTACAGAACTGCCAACTTGCCTGATATGCGTAACAACAGCTGTAATGCTGCCAGCGCCCGTAACACTAGCCGCAAAATGTAAAACCCTCTGCAGTTCTGTGAGGGTTGTTACAGCTAAGTTTACAGAAGAACTAGCACTGTGAAGGGTAAGGTTGTCCAGCTGGTCTAGCGTTCCATAGCTATCCAGTGCATCCATTACCCCCCAGCTATCTAGTTCTTTAAGGGTAGCCATGCTTCACCTATGCGGCAGTAATGTCTAAATCACCTGTGGCGATTTTCAGAATATCACCGGAGGCCACCACCTTAGATGTAGTGAAAGCACCATGTATCAGAAGATTACCGCCTGTAGACGCATCGAATATACCAAAGTGGCTCACAGTACCCCATGAACCAGTAGCCGCTGAGAACTCAACACCAGCGCTGTTTGATGTGGTTCCACCAGATGCTGCGCTAAATGTAGCGCTCACTCTGGCATAACCGTTACCTGATAACTCAGTGCCGCTGTTATCGTCAGCAAATGATGCTGTAGATAATCCTACATATACTGTTGTTGGCATTGTATAAGCGCTAGTTGCCAGTATATGATCAAGGATTCGGTTTTCTAGATAGTCTGACATTGCTGACATATTAAGTCTCCGCTATTGAGTTTTGTCGTGAGTAAGCTGATTGTATGGTGAGTGATCCGGTGCCGTAGTGTGACCGTTCCTCATCAACCTTAATTTCCTGCAGTATCCGGCTAAACTTAGCGTCATACTGTGATGCTCTAGCCTCATCCAGCAAGTAGCTGTAAGCCTCAGCCAGCGCACCATACAGGTATAGGTCTGGGCTTCTCAGGAACAGTGTGGTAGTGCTTGATGCACTCAGGGCTGGCAAAGAACCGATATACACAATCTCTGCAGCGTATGCGCTGTCAGGGATGGGGCGCAGTTTCATCTCTAAGCCCACAACGCTGTAGCCCTGTGGTTTGCCCTGCCCATTGCTGGAGTATTGTGTATCCAGCGCAGAGGGGCTGTAATATGTGAGAACCCGTGTAGGGCTGGCTGTCAGCTTAACCTCTCTGACTTCTCTTAAATCAGTAGGCAGCGCGATATATTCATCACCTGCCGTAAGTGTAGCCGTAGCTCTCTTTTCCTGTTCGCGTGTCTCAAGCTCTCTGCTCATACGGGCTTCTGCCAGAGTGATGAAATCAGGTATCTGATTCGTCAGGTCATCACGGGCTAAAAAATTAGCTATGGATGTCTTGAGGTCGTTATAACTGCCAATGCTCATAAGTAACCGCCACCAGTTCTAAATGCCCTGTTCTCATTGCTGTTCAGCCACTTCTTCCATGCAGTAGGGTTATCTGCTGGTCTGCCAAACTTCACCACTAGCTCATTATACAACGTATTAGGAATTTCCGCTACATGCGCTATATGGCGCTGTGAACCTCTCATGTTGCCGTACTGCCAGTCATTATTCATCTGCTTGTTAAGTTCCATCAGACCTGAGAAGTTCTGCTTTTTCTCAATGCGTGTACCGCCATCAATATCCTGATGCATGTACATCTCTTCGCCTGTCTTTGGATCAACCTTTAGTGGTCTCTTCATTTTTGCTTAACTTCCCCTGTTGTGTAGAAATAAGAGGGGATTTTTGACACCCCCTCTTACTAAAAAATTGTTTATTATGAACCACTTAAGTCCATAATCATAGCGTGCGCCTTAGGTGCTAAAATTTTGAGGCTCCACTCCGTTACGAGCTGGAATTTTTCCGCATCACCGGTCGGAGCTATCTCATTTTCCGCAAAATTTCTACCGTTAAGTGTACACAGTGAAGCGAAGTCTGGGTCAATCAGGAAGATGCGGTCATTGCCAAGGAATCTTGACGGAGCCACATCCAGTGTTCCGAAGTCGGTGAGGAATACTGAAGTTGAGCCGACATATGCGACTTCCTTAGCAGCAGTCATGTTCACGTCATTCGACACCAGATTGCCAGATGCTGACAGGTCTGAGAAGTTTGCACGGTTAGTAGCTGAAGCAATCATCAGACGAGGATTGCCCCCATCTGTCCATGCATCCTGCATGCCGTCCTCAATCAGTGCCAGTGTCAGCGCACGGTCAGTACCTGCACCAACAACACCAGTACCAGTACCTGCTGAGAAAGTACCGCCACCGCCAAGTGAACCATTTGTGATCCATGTGGTCAGTGATGCTGACTTACGAGGGTCAGAACCAGACTGAGCCTGATCGGTGTCACCGATTGACTTTTCAATGTCACGGCGAAGTTCCAGAGACTTCAGAACCTTTTGGTACTGAACCTCACGGTCGCGCCCAGCTTTTTCTACAGCATCAAGTGTCTTAGACACTGCAACAGCTTTGACACTGATCTGATGGTAGTTCCCCAGACGAGTGGTAGCCGTTGGAGCCACAATCGAAGCATCAGCACCTTCTGTCTGGAAGTTGTTGTTTGCTGCCGCAGCCAGTTCCTGTACCTGCCACTCAGTAAAGATACCGTTTGAAGTCTCTTTCTTCAGAGCAGAGAAGATTGGTGTTTCATCAGGGTCGCATTATACCCCAGCCTTTCGGTGGGAGTGGACTATATCATCATACCACTGTTGGGTATGCTGGGCGCTCTAGCCTGTTATTAAGGGGGCTTTACCCCTCAGGTAGTCTCTGAACCTTCCCCCGGTGTACCGAGGGCTTGGATGCTGATTGCCATAGCTTGCGCCTTAGGGTTCCAGCAGTTCATCCGGTTTAGACCGCACCTACCCTA